TGTTAGTGTATCAAAATAAGGGTTGTTAACAACCCTTAAACTTAGCATCCATCTATTTTCCAAGAATTTATTTTCTCTTGTAGTTTTAAATCAGTTAATGTTCTAACAGTATATATATACTGTTAGACTCAGATTATTTAAAAATAAAATTAACAAAATATATAATAATAAATAACATCATGCTGCTAGATCATTTACAAAATCGTTACACTGCCAAATGGTGGGATCCAATTCCTTTGGAAGATGAAAAAATTAAAGCCATAATTGAGTGTGCGTATCTAGCTCCAAGTAAGCAAGGTAACTATGATTTTGAAATAGCCGTACTTACAGACAGCCCTGCTGGTAAAGAATTTAAACAATGGTTGTATTGGGACAATACCGCATGTTTAGACAAGATCCGCGGCAAACAAGGTAAAGGACTACGTAGATATAATGGACAGATCCTAGCACCTGTTGTAATGATTTGGCTAGCAAAACAATTTGATCAGACAATTAACGATTATAATGAAAACCAGTTCTTACGAACCAATAACGATTGTATTATTAGTACCACAATGGCTATGTGTCAAGCAGAAGAACTAGGTGTTAATACAGGATTTTGCGGATGCATCGGTGGGCAAGAAATAGCTGATAGATTAAACAGGCCTAAGTCAACTGCGGTAGTTAGTATGGGGTTTGGGTATGCTACTAGTCATCATACGAACCAGACGATGAAAGTTTATAATGATAACACTGAACTAGGATTCGACCTTGCTAACCATCATCCCTCAATTAGAAACATCCCTAATAGAATCAACAGACCCGAGATAAGCACAATGGTAAACTACATATGAAAGTACCACCAGGAGTCAACGGGAGGGCCACACAATATTTTTAACTCGACTCCTAGGATTGTGTTAACTATTAGATTTAAGAAAAGTTTTGAAATGGATTAATTATAAATAATTATATGATATTAACTAACATTCATAATAAGTGGGCAACTAAAATAGAATTTGATAACCCTCTAGATTTTTTTAAACAACCTCATGGATTTTGGAGAGACTTAATTTATGAGAGAAAACTTTTAATATTCAAAAAAATGAAATTCGCAAAGGAAGATTATGCAAAATTTTCTTTGCATTTTGGAAAACCATGGACTAACGAAGAATATAGTTATAGTGAAGAAAGAAAAGAAGATGTAATAACAGATGCTGGTATTATTACGTTAAGTCCGTTTAGTAATATTATAAGTAAAAGAATAAATATTCTTCCTATGTCATATCATGCAGACATTCCAAATAGAGAAATTAATCCTTTTCCGTTTAGAAGTCTATGGATTACAAAAAATCCTAATCCAGAGATATCAGGAATAACCGGATTTTTAAATATTTCTCAAGAGGCATTTCAATATCTAACTAAAGAACAAACAGAGCTGCTCAACAACGTAAAAATAATTCAGCAAAGTTGGTACAAGCCAGGAACTAATTATCAAGAGTTTGATTTTATAAAAGTACACCCTATTACATGCGAATCATCATTGAGATTAAATGCGTATTGTAAGTTGGGTTATCAAGATGGTTGGATTAAACATGTAAAAATTAATAATGAACTGCAAGGTGATTGCCAATTAGTTGAAACTTTTATAAACCATTTATTACAATTTCAGGAATTACAATACTTTCATACGTGGGATACATTCGATATAATGATATATGATAACTATCAATTCATACATAATAGGACTAAGTTGATTTTTGAACCGGGCGAAGAGAGACATTTTTATCGAATGAATATCGATCATGTCAATAGTTTAGAATTTAGAACTATATAAATAATACCACCTGTCATACTATAAATTAATACATTTATTATGAAAACCACTTACTATAAAAATTTAAACATACCTAATTTATTTAATCCGTGTTATCAAGATATTATAATAAACAAATCAATTGAGAAAAAATTGCCTAATAGTGATATAAACATTGAGTTTATAGAATGGTTAGAGTCTCTAAACATTGGGGTACATAACTGTAGATTTTTTGGCGCATTACCGTATTTCAAAAATCCGTTACACAAAGATATTAGTTATGATTCTGAATTATCAAATCGATTCACTGATTGTGTTAAACTAAACTTAATTTATAATTCAGTTAATAGTAATATGATTTGGTACGAACTTAACCCAGATAAAACTTCAGAAATTGTTATTAATAAAGTTGGAGAAAGGTTACAAATTTACAACGAAAATGACTGCCATGTTTTATTTGAAACAATTGCTGACGGTCCTGCATGTTTATTCAATGGTGCGGTCATCCATACCATGAATAATGGAAACAGTACAAGACATTGTTATTCTATGCCCCTTATAAATTTAACCACTAGAATTAGACTGACATGGGACGAAGCAAATAAAATGCTAGGATCTTATATGTCAAGTCATTAAATCGATCAATTCTTTTATGAGCATATTAGGATTAGGAAAGAATAAATCTCCATTTTTATACCTTGACGAATTCGTTAACCTTGATATAAATTATTCTTCGTTAAACAATGAGATTTCGAAAGGTATCGCATCATCTTACTGGAACAAGCGGTTTGTGTCAAGCGGAGTTCATTCTGATTGGGCATCAAAGGAAATAACTCCTTATATAAGGACAATAAAAGAACATCTAACACCAGAGCAAATAGAAATATTTTCTTCATTTAAAACTACTGATGAACGGTTAAAATTTATATCGTGTATAATACCAGTCCCTCACCCTTTTTGGATTATATATTTAAGAAATAATAAACGTATAGACCAAAGTGGAATTAATAACAAATCAGTTGATGCAGATTGCCAGTGGACCGATAGTTCAAATAATTTCCCAATGTTAGTAAATTTAATAAAACAATTACCTTTTAAAGGAATTGGTCGTGTTATTATTTTTATGACGGAAGCTAACAATGAAACTGTCCCCCATTATGATGCGGGGTCTCAGAAACAGCGAGAAGAAAAGGGTAATGATGATTTTATATGGTTTACTACATCAAATCCTTCTAAAAAAATATTCGTAATGGATGGTGAAACGAAAGAAAAGAGTTATTCTGATCCAACTAAAAAACTAGTGTGGTGGAACGAAATGGATTATCATGGAACTGATGCTGTTCCGTTTTTTAGCTTTTCTATAAGAATTGATGGTGAGTTTATTCCATCAATTAAGGAAAGTTTAATAAGTTGAAGGATTTCTCTACTTTCTCAACCAACGGAACGAAATTGAAAAACTCTTTTTTTAACTCGCTTGTCAATATATTGTATTTCTCTTTGTTTGTCATATAGTTCATAAATATCATATATGCAATATTTTAAATTATTAGATCTTGACTATCAATTAGCGGCCAAAGAACTTCGAACTTATATTTTTAATAAATTCAAAGTGTCTGAACTGCATTCGTGGAAACGTACTAATACTACTGATGTATTAAATCACTGCCCAAATGTATTTAATATGGTTAAACCGTTAAACACTTCGATCACATATATTGCATTTGTTGTGTATCATAAGTACAATCAATCTGAAATTCATATTGATGCAGATAAGCATAACAGTCGATTATTGTTACCAATTCTTAACTGTGATAATTCTGAAACTTGTTTTTATTCTTCATCAGTTCCTCCTGTGCTTACATACCAACCTAATGGTGTACCTTTTTATCAATTGAATCCTGCAACTTGCAAATTAGAAAGTAAATTTGAATTACAAAACGGAGTTGTATTATTTAACAATACAATACCCCATAATGTAGTTATATCACCTGATTCTATATTTCCGAGAATTTCTTGTACAATTGCACTTTCTAAAGATTTAACTTATATGTTAGATAGTTAGAATGCATTATTAAATTTTTCTTTTACAGTGTTATATGACGGATTATCGACAAATCTTAAACTTAACATCCATCTAAATTTATCAGAGTTTCGATTATCAACACGGTGCCATTGATTAGTATTCAGTAGAGTCGGTACATCTACTAATGTCGAATACATTGGATTAGTTTCAAAAGATTTTCCTTGTCTAATTTGTTCGTTAGAAACTCTAATAGTAGTATAAGCATTCCCTACAGGATACGAACTGTATTCATTATTATTAAACCAATCCATAGTTCCTTGATCGCAGTTTAAAATAGGAACATTAAATGCACATAATCGATCAACTCCGTCTTTATGTATTAATCCTACGGTGTTGGGCTCTATCGCAAATATTTGCAATACAATTATATTTGCAGGAATCTCATCTCTAATCCATTGCGGTATTTCATCCTTGATAAATCTGTGAATTATCGTATGAGTATCGCCTCTTAGTTTGCTGCTTTCAATACATTTTTGATTATCAACTAGCGCTAAACCGTACTGTTGTATTTTATTAAAAAAATCTGACCATTGATATCTAGTTAACAAAGTGTTCATATGTTATATTTTTGATTATTTGAGTCAATGTCTACTATAAGATGAATGCGTTCTACATTAGATAGATTTTTTGCAGAATGTAATCTACGGTTAGCTAATTGCGAAAGATGCTCTGCTGGCATATGAGCACCAACTTCTTTTTCTTCACCATAAAATAAAACTCCTGGTGCTGTAATAAAAGGTACATGAAATCTGTGGTGCTCTAAAAAGTATTGACCTGGATCGATGTGGGCGCCAATAGTACCACCCGGCATTAATTTAACTAACATTATTCTACCGAGTTTAGTACCTTCTACACTATCATAAATCCACTCAACTAATTTATCAACATTAGGATATAATTTTCTTGCAGGTGTATCCATACACTCAACAATAGCAGATAACGCCTCAATAGTATGAGGCGTATCTTTTGTTACTTTATGCACCCTGATATGATTTGTTATGCTGGTTTTAAAAACTGCAGCTTCGGACCTTTTATCAGGTATTGGTAAATGATCCCAGTCTATTTTTAAGACTTCGTCTAGCGCTGCTATAAATAAGTTGTCGGGGACTTTAGAGATTATTTTAATAACTTTGTTCATGATTTAATATTTATAAGGAAGGGTATGCTTGATTTTGAATTTTTTAAACTAGCACAAATAAAGTGCTTTCCTGAAATTAGTAAGGATCTTTATTTGTTACATAAAGACAAAATTAACATTGATAAAACTGGTGTTTTAGAAATTCAATGGAGCGAAGAAAACTGCTTAGAGTTGTATCATGAATTAAATGAATTGATGAAACCCCGCCGAGTAACTAAATGCAGATTTTTTATAACAGCGCCTTATTCAAAACTAGGTATGCACGTAGATTTAGATCTTAACAAAAATTTCTATTCATTAAATATTCCTATTTCAGTAGATACTAAAGATCATTCTATGAATTGGTATGACTACGACGGCATTATAACATATTCCAGTAATGCTACATACAATAAGTCTATAAGTCCCGCTGAACCAGAGAAAGCTTTATTAAAAAAATCATTAATAATGTTAGAACCTACGTTTGTTCAAGTAGGAATATTTCATGATGTATTAAATAAATCTCCATTACCTAGAATAATTTTGAGTATTAGATTTTCAGATTCATTTATAAAGTAGACTTCATAGGAGTGTTTATTATGCATTTGTCTTTGTTTTTATAACGATCGACAAACATTTTATACGCAGTTTCGGCGCATGATTTAGAAATAGATTGGTAAGGTCTGTAATGTCTTACAATAAATCCAGCATCCCAAATACCTTGACCTAGCAAACTTTTTTGATTTTTGCTCCATATTTCACCGTTATCTAATTTAGATTCAGAGTCAAAAATACTATTAACTGTTTCTAAATCTTTCCATATTTCTACATAGTCAATACTCTTGCTTATTGCGTTGTAAGCCTTTACTCTCCATATCAAATCGCCATTCAGTGCAGATTGGTCGAATGCTTCATTATGATTTTTCCATTGGTTTTGCAAATGAGTTGTTTGCTTTCTAACATTAATACCAGCATTATTACCACCATTAAAATAATTGTTTACAAAATCTTCATTATTTTCTCTATGTTGTATCCATAGATATCTCATGACCCACCATTCTCCCCCGTCTGGGTTAACTAAAGGATGCATCATCTGTGTGGAATTATTGACGAGACTAATTGCATGGACAATCATTTTAGTACTCATTTCAAAAATGGTAAAAATATATTACAGGGATCCCATTCCCACCACTTACCGCTTACTCCTTTACCAAAGTCAAAGCTCTTGGGATTGTGATGGTGATTATTATGCCATCCCTGCCCCCAACCAAGATACCCTAATATAATATTATTTTGAGAATTGTCCTTTGTGTTAAAATTCCTATAACCGATAAACGCCTTTATATGACCAAGTACGTTCACTCCATTATCTTGCAATACCCCAATCATTGTCACCAACCAGAATCCGGTAAGAGCAAGTTTCCAGTCGAATATAGCTACCAATAATGGAGTCCACCATAATATTTTCAAATGATGTTTAGAAAACCAACGATGATTACGTTTTTTCAATAAGTCGATAGCATATTTCAATTTGACTGGAGAATTTTTCTCAGTGATTAAAGAATACCAACCGATAAAACTTGTCCAAATTCCTTTGGAAATTGGGCTATGTATATCTCTATCGGTATCTGTATATTGATGATGGTATCCACGGTGTAAAGCTGTCCAAAATATACTAGAACCCTGCCCTGAAAAAACAGCAAAGGACATAATCACATTTTCTTTCCATGCTGGTAATACATGCGTTCGGTGACTAAATACTCTATGATACCCAACGGCTATACCTAATCCGCATGATAAGATCCACATAACAAAAGTTACTAAAAGATAATATAAAGGTATTACCCCAACGGATAACAAGTATACCGTAACAAACCCTATAATAAATGCTGGGTAAATCATATACCAAAGCGATAAAGATTTATTTTGGTAGAGTTTATATATCATACAAATTTTCCACCATTAATTAATTCAGTCCGATATTCTCGTTTTAAATATAGGCATTTGACGACGGTATCCGTTGGGTTTAATAATCTGCTATAGAGGAAATGCCAGGGAGAAGTGTATTTACACTGTTCTTTAGCTTTAACATAGAATTCATCAACGCTATCATATCGTTCTTTAGCCCAAGGGCTCATTAAAAACCTTCTGTATATATTATTATATCTTTCAGGAACCATAATGTAAAATTTCAATCGCCCATTTTCCTCATTATATTTGATCAAGGTGTCAAGGCACATATGTAATGATTTGAAATCTTCTCCTAGGCTTCTGACCAATGTACCATACCAAGCAGCTTCATCAACACTTTCATAAAATGACATCACACACTGTAATTTATTTTTTTCGTCATCCCATACCCCATACGCATGATAAGTTTGACATGCCCCAAGATATGAGTTACAGAAATGATCGTAGAATTCCGGAAGCTTTTCTTTGCCAAAAAAATTTTTATTTTCTAAAGAAACCCCCATATACTGTTGGTTTTCGAATAACGGGCAAAGGTCTTCTATATGCGAATTATTTAATTTTATAACATTCTTAGTCATTATTAAACTCCAAATAGTTTATCAAGAGCGTCTTCATATAAGATACCATCTAAACTCGGTTCCATTCTATAGATCTGATCATAAGTTAAGGATCGATATGCTTCATTATTAAATGCTATAAGTTTTTCAAACCCATGAGTCTTTTTCCTAAGATCAATCTTTGGTATATATTTCTTTAAAATAGCATTCTTACTAGAAACTGATGATAATTTAAATTTACTATTCTTAACCATATTCTCTATATCAGGACAAGATAACCAATACAGTATTAATTCTGGTGTATAACTAAACCATTCGTTGACCAAAGGTATGTTGTATTTCAAAGAAAACCTCATTGCACTACAATCTTCGTTTTCACGTAAGGTATAATACCACTCTGATTTTGGCGTTGATATAGTTTTCTTCATAAGCAACTCACCTCCCATAACAGAAGGCAGCCCAATTTTTAAAATACTATGATATACCATTAAATATGTAACTTGGGTACATTGAATAGACCCACCGAATTCTGCAGCCTCACCGCTGTAGAAAAATTCTTTCACATCGAAATCTAATATATGGAGTTTTAAATCGAGTTCTTTAGCAATTTCTATAGCAATTTTAACATCTGGTGCATTATATTCCTCTAGTTTAATACAATAACAAACTGGTTTAACTCCAATGTCTGTAAAGTTACGGGCCACTATCTCACTATCAGTACCACCACTTAAAAATAATGCAAATTCTTTTCCATAGTCTTTATAGACAAGATCCGCAGTTCTTAATAATTCCTTATTATATGAACTGTTTCTAAAATGGCTAGTATCAATTTTTCCAAGAGAGACTTCAAATTTTTCATAAGAATTCTCTCTATACCCAAATTCACGCCCCCCTATACTATATTTCAAATGGTTATTGTGAGTGAAATTAATCATTTTATCAATTTCATCAGATCTAAAACATATTTAATATTCATATTTTCAAATTCATATCCTAAATAGTCTTCACAAAATATTTGAAGTTCTATCACACTAAGAGAATCTAATCCAATATCATATAGCGAATCTTCTTGGGTAATTTCACCCACTTCTAAATTTTTATTTAGATTGAATATAGTATTTTTAATAAACTCTAGTTTCTCATTATCATTCATTTACATGCTCCATTATGTATTGGTCTAATCCATTTATAAATTTGGATCCAATTGGTTTAAATTTAGTATATATTTCAGGCCAAATGTTACCAAATTTATTAGGCCTTGTTAAGTATATAGTAGCACTTTTATTGTATTCATTTATAGTGATCCATAATTTATTAAAAACTTCTGTTTCTTTAAGAATTTCTGGAAGAATAAATTTTCCAGTAGGATAGGTATGCCTGAACTTTGGATTAACATACATCCTAACTAGTACTAATGCTATATCTGGGGTAAACTTATACCACCCAGCTGAACACACTAAATCTTTGCCATCATCCAAAACCATATAAGACCCAACTTTGAATTTATTATTCTTTAACATATTAAATATGTTTTCCGGAAAACCCTTTGCAGCTGGATTGTAATTTTTATAATATGGCTTACCTTCTCCTATTTTAGAGAACTCCACTTTCATCATATCAACAACTCGTGTGTTCGACATGTCTGATATAATATTCAAATTCATTTGAAACTCATCAAAATATATAGAGTACTAGGTAACATAGTTATCGGAAAGGTCATGTATTTTATGTATAATATATAGTATATAGTCGTGAATGTATTATGCAGATTTCAAAATCATAATATATATAATATTATGTTAAAAGAACCAACCGAATTACCCTCAGAAATAGAATGGTTTAAATATCACTATGTTTGAATATATACACCAATTCGAATATGAATATAATAAAAAAAAGTTATTACTAGAAGCGCAGGATAGTTTAGGATATGAACCATATTTCGATCCATGGAACAATACGTACTTACGCTTTTGGGAAATAAAACATATTAAGTCTGGATATGGTAATTACATATCCGAGTATTTTCAAGAGATATTGCAATGTAAAATACGACCTAGATTTTATCATTTACATAGTGGGTTTAAGTTAGATCTACATGTTGATAGAGGAACCTTATGTAGTATAAATTTTATTTTAAATGATACGGTAGATCCAATTGAATTTGAACATACAACAATATCATACTCTCAAGCAGTTCTTGATGTAACTAAAAAGCATGGAGTTACATCATCTTCAGATAGATATCTTTTTAAAATGAGTATATCTGATAAACGGTTTGAAGAGGTCAGTGAGATTATTGAAAACTATAAGCAACTAGGTGAATTCTAATTAATGCCTATGTTGTAATCGTGCTATCGTTTTACTTACGTTTTCAGAATTAAATGGAATATTCATAATCAAATGTATACTGTTATCTACCCATGATATTGTTCTATGAGTTTTCCTTGTATTTACATAGTATGCTCTACCGAGTTCAATGTTCAACTTTCTATCAGTTCCCATAATCCAGTCATATTCAATTGGCTCACATTTATTCAAAAATACTACGATTCTAAATGTAGGTCGTGGTATACTTGGATGGTCTCTATGAGGAACAAAATATCCACCTCTATTACACCTAACTAAAAATGATCTACCCAATGGTTGAAATGTATCTAATAGTTGGTGTAGACTTTTACATGCATGATACAATTCTGTCTTTTCATTAAATTCATTTTCAGATACTAATCTACCAGTAGAGACAATAGCTTCACCCAAGCTTGGGTTTTCTTTATGACTTTTTCCAGGTAAATTACTTAAAACTAGTCCTTGTCTATTATTAACTCTATCAGGCCTTGGTAGATAATCAACCCAATCATATTCAAATGGTTCTAGTTCTCTCATGAACCTATTAGTATCAATCTTAAAATCTAATGGTTCAAAGTCACCAAGATTTAATAGTGCTAACTCATTAGCAATCGTTTCTAGAGAAACTACACTTGCATCGAATCGTGGTGCTCTACCACTAATACCAGGCGGGACTATTATTTTTTCAGACATTTCAGTTTCCTTAATCAATACTTCAAATTAATATAACTAATCGACACATCCAACAATGTGTATTCTATAAAACATAAGATTACAATTCATTGCACTATGTCGTTTTGTTGTATCTACTAAATATGCATGCCCATCAGCAGGAACATTAAATAATTTTCTATCTACCATAATAAAACAATTTTCATTTGTCTCAATAGCAAGGTGGATTCTTTTTGATCTATCTGCATGTACTGAATAACATTCTCGTGGCGCTAACTTCATAATCCTAGTACGGTAAAGTTCATGATCAATTATAAATCTAGAAATTTCCAATCTTGGATTAATATTCAATTTGGAAAAGTCATGTTCATTATACTGCGGCGTTTCTTCTATAGCACCAACCCCACTATGAAAATCTCCATCTGGAGATTGTAGACTAATCTGATTTTTCCTGCCCCATCCAACTTTGGATACAATCTGATCAATTTCTAATAATATCTTGTCTACATTATATGTATTAGGCAACATATGTATTGGAAGATTTTCATGCTCTCTCATATCTATTATCCTATATAAGTATGTTAAGTATATATAAACATCATGAGAACTATAGAACAGATATCTACAATAAAGAAAACAATGGGTGATCCTAAGCAATTATGTAATATGCTTAATGCTCATGATATAAATTTATTATTAAATCATTATATAACTAGTAATGCAGTTATAACAAAAAACACAGGCCCAAAAGTTCTGATGGTTAACGAAGGTGAAGGTATAATCGACAATATACTCATAACCCTACGAGTATTATATGGTAATTTTGCATTACGATCAGCACATTATTTTGATGTTACCAAACCACATATTATTCATAATGATGATGGTTTCGATTATCCACAATGTTATAAAGCATTTCTTATTCCATTATATGTAGAAGAAGGTGATTGTGATAAAGCTAAGTTTTTCGTTTTTGATCAAAGTTATTATGGTGGGCCATCGAAATTTCTAAATGATGAAGACATTACATCAACCCCGATATATTATAATAAACTTGTAACAAATTATAATGATGTTGAAGATAAAGTTGCATATCCAATAGATGATGATATATATTCACAATATCTAACTCACTTGCGCCCAAAATGGTTAGAAGGCCTGAGTATCAATTCCTATTTTCCATGGACCATTGGTAGTGTAATTGCATTTGATAGTTTAAAATTACATTGTGCAAGCGACTTCCGTAAAGTAGGCATTACTCGAAAAATTGGATTGAGTATTTTCACCAAGATTAAATTATAAATTATATGTCATTTGAAACTCATCAACATATATCTTTCTGCGTTGGGAATATCTAGAGTACCAGACATTATAATATTGGTCATCCCAGAATTTTCTATAAATTCTTCAAGAGAAGATGAGCAGTTAATATGTTCACGTATGTGAAACATATTATTACTTTGAACCACCACTAAAGTTCCCACTGGAATATTGTCATACCATTCATCATAAACATCTTGCGTAACGTGCTCACAACTTGTGTTGATTATAACGTCAGGGGTACTGTGATAGATATATTGCTCCATCGAGCATGTCGTTGAAATGACCCTTTGGCTTTGATTAAATTTTCTAACATAATCTCTACACTCCGGGTCTATATCTACACACTCAATAGATTCTAATTCTGGAAATTCATCTAATAGTATTCCTGCTAGAGATCCGTACCATGCACCGTGGATTATTATAGAAGATGGTTTAGAAACCTTAAACAATTCCTCACATAGCCAATATTTACTTAGCAATTGAGATTCCCAAAAACATTCCAATAGCCTATCTCTATTATTATGCTCATTACGGATGATATTCATCCAACTGGAAACTCGCTTTATAGGTATCATATGCCAAACTCCTTATATGATTATATATAATTCATATGAAACCAGAAATATTTACATTTAAATGGGGAACGAAGTATGGCCCAGAGTACGTTAACCGATTATACGGTTCACTGCTTAAGCATATTAATGTACCATTTAACTTCACATGTATCACTGATGATAAACTTGGGATTAACCCTGATATATCTACACTAGAACACTTTAAATTCGATCATGCATTCAATTCATACCCTAGAGATAGGTTGTTTACTAGAGAGAAGTTAGAATTATTTAATTATTCGAATTCAGAACATAACATGTTCTTAGATTTAGATATTCTTATTCATGAAAATATCACTGACCTAGTCACTATGTATCATGAGAAACCTACTTTCATATTTAATGTCAATTCCAGAGGGGAATCAGGAAATATATCACCATACCGTGGATATGGTCAAATGTGTTCATCACTTGTAAATAGTTCAATGGTAGGATGGAGTCACGATAGCGGAAAATATATCTACGACTACACCCTACAAAATTTAGAAAAAATAATGTTCATTTACTCTAGTTTAGACAGGTATCTATTCTATCAACATCATAGGAATGGAAATCTAAATATCTGGCCAGATGATATTTTTTACAACTATAATTATAATAATTCGGATCATCTTAAAGACGAATCTAAACGTATAGCTTTATTTAACACTTCACACAAATCAGATGAAACTGATAATAACGTGTACGAGTTACATCAATGTTCTGGTTGGGCCAAATATATTTGGGAATCCTATGACAGATTATGATTTAATATATGAAAATTATAAACGTCAAGTATATTTGCGGGAGTGTATATTATTCAAACCAATTAAACAAATCATACTAGAGTCGGGATATGACAAAGTATCATTTACTGCTACACGGCCGTTAGATATGCAAGATTTAGAATCAATGGGAATATTATGTAGTTACTATGGGATAGATCCAGAATATTCTCTTGATAGTAAGTATACTTTATGCGATGTTATATTTGATAACCCAGATTTAGAAGGTTTGATTGTTCACGTTAATGCTCAGAAAACTTATCCTATAGGTAAGTTGTATAATGGAGAATTTATTATTATTGGGCATTCGATAGATTCTCCTGGAGACTGTATTTCATTAAATTCATGCGATATAATAATAGAACAGAATAATATTATTAACGTAAAAATTAAGTTAGATTTGAATATATATGGTAGAGATTATCACATAGTGTGGGGGTCTAATGATTAATTTTATATGTCTTAAATGGGGAGATAAGTATGACTCATCCTTTGTAAATAGGATGCATACTATGATTAATCGTAATTGTAAAGTACCATTTATTCTACATTGTTGTACAGAAGATCCTAGAGATATTATTGATATAGTTAATATAATTCCTTTACCAGAACATTATTGTTTAGAAACATTTTGGTGGAAATTATGGATTACTTCAAATGAATTCCCGATAAAAGATAAGTGTATATTCTTAGATTTAGATACAGTAATTCAGAATGATTTATCTGATCTTATAGAATATTCTCCAGAAGATAAATTAGTTATTCTTGAAGCAAGGTGGAGACATATCAACCGTCTCCCCGATATGTCTCACACAAATTCTAGTATAATAGTATGGGATTCCAATAAGAGAGATGATATAATCTTTGATACATTTATAAAATCATCGGATCGTATTATGTTAAAATATCCTGGAAATGATGATTATACTGAACAGAACTTTCCAGAATTATGTATCACATTACCCCATGAATGGTTTTATTGTCGAGTATGGGGATATGATGATAGTGATGATAATAGATACAGATATCTAATAGACCCATATCACGATGTATGGGGTATCGATTTAGTATTATATAGAATGCCCGAAAGGATGATTTGTATTTTTAATGGTATTAGAGAAAGTGAAGGTATAGATTCTAGAATATATCAAGGGTTCGAACATTATTGGAAAGATTGAATATCCTGAACCATTTCTTCCCACATACTCTGATCTCTTATAACATATGATACGGTAAGCCTAGGTTCATATGTTTTTGCACAATGCCACATAATTTTATCTGGTTCTTTATCAGAACCATAGTATCCAACCTTTGCAGTCCATCCTGGAAGATCTTCTATACGAATAATTTTATCAGATAATAAATCTAAATATTCAAAATATCCATTACCATATTTAGAATAAGTCATCAATAGGTTTTGGCCAGGACAATTACAATTATTATGCCAAGCTATAAACCCAGTTATTGGATAATACATTTTTAATGCTGAAAACCCAACTCCAATAGAATCCATAACTCCATCATCTAATATTTTTTTAGTTTCTTCCCAACCATCTGGTGTAACTCTTTTAGGAGATACATTCATATCAAAGCCATATGCATGTAGTGGAAATGCTGTTTCCATTACAGGTTTTGAACGTCTTTCGTTTAGATAATCATATGAACAAAATTTTTCACAATCTGTGGAATCATATTTTACTATTGTATCACATGGTAAATTATCAAAAACTTCAATTGGACTATTTAAAATATTATCTGAAAACGTATTTAAAGTTTTAATTAATTTTTTATTTTTTATAGATATTTTCCGCATATATTTTATCTTTATTTAACGTGTAATGAAATATAATAGGATCTTTAGTAGTTTCTTTTTTATTATAATTATTTACAAAATTCCACCTAGCATCTTCACCAGGGAATACATCTAATTTAAGAGAAGAGTATTTATCACTTGTATATAGTCGATAGAATGTATATTGATCCCAAGGGCGCATTTTAGTACTATGTTGGGGCCATAACCATTCTTCACAATCTTTTTGTATAACATATTCTTTCCACCAATCTTCCATAAATTCAATTATCAATGGTGAGTTTTTATATAAGAATACACCGCAATGCCATACCATAGTTTCAGTATTTGATATTATGATATTAGCAGCAGAATATTTTCTGATTTTAGTTAGCATAATATCAGTATCATTACCTAATTGGTCAAATATATTAATAATCTCACCATCTCGAACTTCGCAATCTGCATCGATGTATGCAGTTATATCATACGTTGTTTTTGAGAGTGCATATAATTTAGCACGAGTGTGGTATGGTGCTGTTAGATCAACAAAATGAAAGTACCTTCGATCTGATTCATCAAAAAGTTCTTTACTTGTACATAATGTTATTTTAGCTTCAGGATAGAAATCTAATATAGACCTTGCTAAATTAATAGCGGAGGTATAATAAATTTTAGATAACGATGCTACAATTAAAAACCCATTATTATTCTGATGGGGCATCTTCAGTTACTTCTTGAACTGGGGATGGATCATCGAGTTCTTTCATTAATAATATTGTAGTATATGCTTGAACTTCTATTGCAGTTTTAGATTTTCTAATAAGTGCTTTTAATTCTCTTTTTATAGAATTTTTAATAATTGGTATTTCAAATGCTTCTAATTTAATTGAAAATAATTCCTCTTGTTTAATTGCATTAATTTCTATATTTTTCCGATCAATTTCGTCTATACGTGCTTTTTCTTTTTCATCATTCAATTTTAATATGTAATCTGTAGTAGCAGCATCTATTGCTTCAATACCAAATTCATTCATAATGGCGACCCAATCTGAATGGGGTTCTTCTGAAATTGAAACAGAGGCGTCAAATTTATTAATATTCCCATCATCGAGTTCAATTATAATTTGACACCCGATTGAAGTCTTCGCATTATTAGACCATGTTGGGTTTTTAATTTTTCTTGAAATTATATTAGCCATTTGTTATATTCCTATCTTAAACCATAAACTTACATTTGAAATTGTTTCCGTACTAGCAGTTACAACAAGTCCTGTATAATATCCTGTATACGTACCAGTATACGTATTGGCCCTCGCTCCAGCATAAGATCCTATATAAGAACTAACATAAGATCCTGTATAATATCCTGTATAATATCGTGGATACGAACCATTGACAGAACCCGAGAAATAACGAACATAATATAATGTTGTATTTCGTGTATAAGCATGGTCCCTCGCTCCAGCATAAGATCCTGTATACGAACTACTATAATATCCTGTATAGTTTCCTGTATACGCACCTGTATAAGAAAGATTTTCAACTGTACGCCTAGTATCTGAGAAAGTGTCACCCATCTTTATCCAAGTGCCACCTGCTGGTGCTGATTCTCCAACTGAATATGTACCAATTCCAGTGCTATTAACATAATCAGCCCACATTGGAAACATTGAAGCTATATCAACGTCTGATAATTCACGCATTCCACCAGAAACTGTTTTTAAAGGAAGTGTTACAGAAGGTACTGTGCTGGGACTAATGCATCTCCATAATATAGTTGTAAAACTACCACCACTTAAACTATTTGTTATAGTTGCAATATTTGCCCAAGTGCCACCACTTGTCGGTGCCGTTGGTTTAAGAACATACGAACCTGTATTATACGCTGCTAAATATGCACTTACTGATTTTGATAAAAACTCTCCCCCAATTTCATCATTATTTAATTCCATCAACCCATTTGCGTTAGGCCCTTGATAATTAATTTTAAGTGGTCTAATTGGAGTTCCAATTGCTGGATCGGTTCGATTTTGTTTAAATGAATATACAGTTGATATTACATTTGTTCCAACTGGATGGTCTCCAACTGCATATGGTCGAATGGTATCGGCAAATTCTCCAATACTTGTACCAGTTGCACCATTTACAGTAAGACTTAAATAAGTATTATTTATTAATTCTGAAGCAAGTATATAAGAAGTATAATTTATCTCAGCATCAGTCATCTCCTGTACCCCTAGTACAGTATTACTGACATCATATTTTATTTTTACTGGTCTACTCGCCATTAATATTCCTTGTATTCAAATTAATCATATTTGTATTTATTAAGGGAATACTTGAGTACCAGCGACGTTATATATTTTTATTGCACCGCCACCACTTCCGACAGTAGTTGCTATACTAACACTTCCTAGATTATTTACAGTAGCAGTACCATTTATAGCACCAGTTAACGTTATATTAAAATCATGAACGTCTACTGTTAAAGTTGGAGGGGTTGTACCTGTATTTAAATATACATCAATACCTTGTTCAGTATTTGGAGTATCAAACATTGCACCTATAACAGTCCGTATAGTTGGTGCAATATCAACACTAGATGCAGTAGTTATATGCCCATATGTATCGAGTGTTAAACTCTGTATAACTGATGATGTTCCAGTATTAGTTATAGTCGCCTGGGTTGATGTATCGGCATGTTCAATTTTAATAGCATCAGTACTACCATCAGTGCTAGTGTATAAATTTATACCACCACCCTTAACAATAGTTAAAGTATCTTGATATACATCTGCGGATTGGGTAGTATTAACATTTTGGGTTCCCCAAGTATATCCACTATCTGTTCCTGCAATTGCAATATTACCAAAATCATTAATAGTCATTCCGGTAGTTGTGATAGTTTGCACATGCCCGTATGTATCAAATGTTAATGCTAAATCTTGAATAACAGTTCCACCAGAATTGTCTACACTAAAATTAACAATTGGTGAGGTATCTGCATGGTTAACAGTCCATGTTCTTTTATCTGCTGATTGTGATGTTGTAATTGCATTACCAGCAGTAACTTGTCCAGTAACATATAGACTGGTAACTCCATCATATATAGCCCATGCGTCATCAGTTTCATTCCATAATATAGAAGAATTAGTAGATGTACCCCTTTCAATTTCAAATCCAGAATTTTGAGTAGGTGCGGCAGTAACATCATTATTCAAAATTATGATATTATCTGAAATAGCGAGTTCAGCAAGTTGGGATGAACCACTAACTGTTAGATCAGTAGCAACAATTAATGAATTGTTCATTGTTACATCACCATTAAATGTTGATGTATCTGTTGCATGATCACCAGATGTTATACCAGATAAGAATATTGGTTTTTCAGTAAATGTTTTTACACCAGATATATTTTGTGCAGAAGTAATTTTAACTGTATTTACATCGTAACTTGTTGCAATTGTAACATTACCAAGATTAGTCATCGTGGCAGAACCTGTCACGGCACCAGTTAATGTAATTAGAGGATCATTAACATTAAAATCTATTTTATTAGTAGAAGAATTATATGTTACATCAATACCGCTTTCAGTATTACCTGTTATGAAATCTACAATATTAGCAGAGTCCATAATAAATGGGGTTATAGGGTCTCCATTAGAATCTATGCGCTGTAAATGCCATTCTTTATTAGACTCATCCCAATAAATTCTTACATCTACCCTAGGATCTAATGATGAATCTAATCCACGAGTAACTATAATACCACCATCTCCAGTAATTAATGAAGTAGTATCGCCAAGAGTTAACCAAGTGGTTTGTAAATTAACATTAGCACCAGTACCCCCAAAAATAAGAGTACCGTTAGTGATATCAAGTGTCCCATTAATAGTAATAGTTTTATCAACGCCTGTTGAAATATTTGATTCAATAGTTTGTATTGTATTATTATTACCATTAACTGTAGAATGCGTTAAATCTAATTTTAATGTATTTTGATATCTTGATAATTCTAATGTATCGCCAGCAGTAAGCCTAACATCTAGGTCATCTGATAATTCTATAACAGCATCTACAATATTATTAGAGTCTAATGGTGTATAGTCAAGTAAGGTTTGATTATCTCCTAATTGGACCCCAAGTTCATTTGTAGATAATCTCCACTCATTAAAAGTGTTTATTGCTTGTACGTTAATTAGTGCCATTTGATCCTACTTTTTCCAATATTTGAGTTAACATTGATTTTATATCTGCAACTTCATTTTTCAATTTATCCATCTCATTCAATTGAATAGTTCTATCTTGCTTTCTTTTTAAAGCTCTAAGATACTCTTTCCTATTGGTATTTATAATTGCTTTACTAGAAGAATCCCTGAACAAATACTGATTATTCTCTACAGGAATATATCCATTAGTATTTTTTATATTTTCTTCTGAACTATTTGAATCTGTACTACTCATAATATTTTACTTTCCTATACTATTAAACATAAATGGCTATAGCCCTGAAGTCTTTACATTTTGGTACGAATGAACTATTTGTTGATTTTAAAACAATCTTGAATGCCATACTTGAAAATAATTGACTTGTAGAAATATCATCACCTATTTGATCTATAGTATATTCAATTTCACGATATTTATTTGGATTTTCATCTACAATAATAGCTTCATCTGGTTGATGTAATATCCAAGGTAATGTATCAAAATTACTATCAGAAGATGTAGATACTTTATAATATAATTCAATGTATGTAGAAGATGGTCTATTAACATTTGCCAAAACTCGTATTTGATTTGCTTGACTATCAAGTGAAATGCGTCTAGTTATATATTTACATATAGCAGAACCACCATTGGGCTCGAGTTCAGATACAAAGTTTTCAACATAATTTGTATTATCTATATTAGAAGTATCTGAAGGGTTATCTATCAAATTAGCAATAGCAAATATTGACATCCTATCCAAATCTATAATTGGAGAAAGGTAACTATTACCAACTAACGTAGCAGTTGCAGTAAATCCTGGCCCAGCGAGTTGATTGTCAGTACTTGGTACGCATTGGATTCTGTTGAAATACGTATTTTGGTTAGCAATAACATTAAATGGTGATGACACTACATATGCTTGTTCAGAACCTGGCAAACTTGTTCCAGTGGCTGTAGAAGCAGTCCAATTTATATTAGTATCTGGAAGAACTAATTGTTGAGACGACAGTTGCATATTATTCATTAAAATATTTCTGTTGAAATATACAGCTGTACCACCAACACGTCCATCAGAATTTGCAACAGTTTCTGAATTTACAATAAAGAAATCCTTTTCAACTCTTTCTATAAGCAATTCTTTATTAATTTCTACTATTGGTATACCATTAACCACAAGACTAGCATTAGGTGCAACTCCACTAATAGTTACATATGAACCATTAAATAATCCATGATTCTTTGAATATACTCTTAATTTTGTTGAACCATTTATAGTTTCAATAGAATCTGGTGCTAATTTCTTAGGTTGTACATCTACGTTATGGAATGCCGCGACACCTTGTGTAACAAAATTTGCACGATTCAATTTAAATTTGAGATCTTTCTCTTGTTCAGGTGTCCATGTAGATGCATTTTGAGATTTAAAGAATACGCCTAAATATGGTTGTTTAGATATACGATATGCTGGAGTAGATACATCAAATCCCCCCATCTCTGATACCCAAACTTTAGGTTTATCTGACATAGAAATAATCACAATTGCATATTCTACACCTTGTTGTAGATGTACAGGTGCTTGAAATGTGAATTTAGTAGCAACTGAAGCATCTTCTGAAATATTGTTAACATTTAATATTTTTGTAACATTAGAAAAAGGCAAAATTGTCGTTGAAGGTTGGCCAACTAAAGTAGTTACTATATGTAAAGTTACAGGGATATTCTCATCAACTTGTTGAAAATATAAATCTATACTTGTTGCAAAGATACCTCCTGGCGCATCAACCATAAATGTTTGAGCAAGAGGTTCTCTCCATCCAATAACCCTTTGAGTACTAGACCTAACTATATCTACTACAATTTGGTTTGAATTAAGAGCTGTACGATCAAACTTTGGAACTCTAGTGGATAGAATAACATTCTCTTGACTTTCTAAAAGTCCTGCAGCTTCATACACAGCTTCAGCTGATGTTGTAGAATCTGATGTAATGTTATCGATAGAATCTGTTAATTGAAATACTCTAGACCCAGTTCTAAACCTTAATTGATCATTATTTGGAATAATGAAGAATCCAGATATAGTTCCAGATGCATTGGTAATTAATTCAGCAGAAGCTGCAAGCCCTATACTTGCTGGCCAGGATGTTTCATTGTTAAATGTATATGCAGAAGTGTATGATGGATTAGCATTTGTAAAATCTGTAAAAGACCAAAACTGAGTAGTCTGAGTAGTGTATGGTGTGATATTTTTACCATCAAAGAAAGCATATACTTTAGTATTTGGTTTCATCATTTTTGCTTCAAATGATACTATCCTTGAACGCATAAATGGTATAAAATTAATTTCAACAACTCTATCGCCAAGATTGTTAGTTATTGTATCTGGAACCACTTCAGTTCTTATTCCATCTCTACTTTGCGAACTAGTAGTTGTAGTTATAACATTAGTAGTTTCTATTAGCTCTCTGAAGACCCAACTTGTACCACCCGAAGAACGATCTGTCGTAGAACCAGACCAATTAGTCTGCCATTCATTCCAAACAGTACCAGTAACACCAGTTGCATCCGCTAAATCTTTAAATGCATCATAGATACCTTCTTGGTCGATAATAACCTCTGGACGATTTTCAGTATCTTTCCAGTTGTCCGACTCTGGAGATAATTGCATATCTCCTCTCCATGTAAATACATTATAAGGATTTACAAATTCTGGGTATGATGCATATGGTTGTTCTATATAATCTACTTCATCATAATCTAATGTTAGTAATGACCCAGTTTTCACTACATTGCTTGAAGAACTTGTAAACAATTTTAATCTAACTTCATTCTCAGTAAATTGCGGCCTCATGATTCCTAAAGATTTATCCATAGATACTGAATAATCTGGATGACTTGGATATCCAACATTATGCCCATAGAAATTATCTACAATAAACCCATTTTTAAAATGTTGTAAATCTATTTGGTAATTAGCAGTGTCTTTTTCAAGTAAAGATAAACTTGTATAGTATTCTAAATTTTTAAGACGACCTTCCAATCTACCGATATCACGCATAGTATATCGTTTATTGTCAATCATTTTAGGCTGAATACTTTGTGGTCCAAATGTATATGATCCAACTCGTAATTCATATAACGTCATTGAATCTTGTACATCCCTTGGCATTTCAGGGTTTAATGCTGGAACACCTTCTACGATTCCAAATGTACCATATTTATCAACATAAACTTTATCAGTACGATTTAAATAATAAGTTAAATCAGTTTCAATAACCGATCCTGGTACAATCATATCTGGTGAAGACGAATATTGCCCAGTAAAGTTACTACCAGTAGAATCTTTAGTTGGCCTAAAATCAATAGCATCTCTCAATTGTATCAACCCTTTAGAAGAATTGAACGATGGTATTAGTGCATAATCTATAGAAGAATATGAATCTACTGAAAAATAGTCGCCTGAACTATGTTGAAAATAATTTACTTTTATGTTAATATTTCCAATTGGTGCAGATTTACCTTGTTTAAGAATAATTTTACCAATACCATAGAAATTGTCTCTTTGACCATTATCAAGTTCATACCTATCAGTTACATCTAAATATTCGCCTCCACCAATTGATACACCGATATCTTTAATTGAAGTTATAGAAAGTATATCAGTAAAACCTAAACTAGAAAAATCTCCTGGTGATGTAGGTCCAACAAAATTATATATTTGTGCATTTGTTACTAAAGTTTTATTTTTCCTAGAAAGATTTTTCTTGATAGGTGCTATGATATTTATCAATCCACCTGTAGCACTACTGGTATCTGAACTATCATTTGTTATCACAGCAGTAGATGTGCCATTACTAACATTAAAAATTAAAGAAACATCAGTAATACCTAAAGGGTCTCCAGCATTAGTACCAGATGCAATTGTAATTATCCAGTCAGCGGGATTATAAGATTGAAAAACACCATCTGTAATTGTTATAGTAGTAGCATTGCCTGTATATGATTGAGAATAAAAAGTTTTCTTAACTACATATGTCGTATCGTTCTGACCATTTACAATTAAACTTTTAACTGTATTAAATGGTAGTGGGAATACTAAACTATTATTATTAGTGTTAAACCTATCAGCGTTTGCCGAGTTTCCATTAATATCAGCTGTAGTTGCCTCAAATTGTGCAGCACCAGAATACGACTGAGTTATATTAGTAACAGACTCAAATGATTTAGTACTATTAATAATAATATCAAATAAATATAGTTTATAAAGTGTACCAGAAACCCAAGAAATACTTCTTGCCCTAGCTGTACCTATTTGGGCATTGGATACATCTTTCAATATCATTGTTGAATAGTTATCAATGTCTGGTAATGACGATGTAACATTAACATAAATGTAATTACCAACATTAGCAATAATATTAGCAAGGTTAAAATTAGCAGTGTCTCTAGCTTTAAGTAGCTCTATATATTTAATATCATCAATTGCAATTCTGTAACCATTTACATAAGCAACAGATTTCTCTAAACCAACTGCTAAATAAGATTCTCCATACACAATCACTTCATTATCTGTATAATCTATTTCAGATAAACTAAATTTATCACGTAATTGAGCAACGGAATGTAACCCATTATTAGAACCGTTATCATACATTTCTCTAATGTTAATTAAAAATGGTCTGACACTATAATTTCCAGACTCTTCAAAAGTCCTTACCGCTAGAGTATCACCGAGTATAGAGTTTTCAGTACTAGCAATTTTCTTAACAACACCATTTTCAATAACCGCTAATTGAATAATTTTACCATCTCTAACTTCTGTAAAAGAAAATGGAGCAGTTCCAATAGTTAATGAGATTTGATATCTATGGGCTCCAGGTGCTGCAACATTACTAGTACCTATTGAATTATCTGTTAATGTAATATCTTCAGAATTAGTAACAATATTTTCTTCAATGTTGTAAATAACCCTAATCGATGGATTAGTTGTATACTTTGATAGTATTAAATTTTCTGATGGGGAATATACGAAATTTCCATTAATAAAGAAAACTCCAGAATCTATATTAAACCTATACCCCTTACCAATAGGAGTAGAAGCAATTGGTAGCACTTTACCTTTCCTTGAAACTATAGCGTCTGAGTTGATCTCTTCATTAGGCGCAAATGTTTTTGTAATTCCATTATTACCAGAATTAGTATATTTAACAAATAATGTTATAGGATCATCATCATTAGAAGGTTCAGCCCAAACTACAGTAGCAGTAACCCCCGTAGTAACTCCAGTAATAGTCGTTCCTACGAACTCTTCATAATAATTATCAGTTATATTTAAAATTCCACCTATTACTGCATTGAACGTAGATTGGATTTTTACATAATCTAAACTACTATCAGTAGTTATATTCCCACCTATTACCGGAGTACCTTCTTTAAATACATATCTTCCATGGCGGTCAATCTGTGCTTGTAACGCAGTTTGCATTTGCGTAAGTTCTCGTGCTTGAACAGCAAATCCCGGCCTGAATAGAATTCTAAGATAATTCTTAGTTTCATCAAAGTCGTCGTAATAAGGCGCCGAATTATAGTATTTTAATGGCATGTTATATTTCTCTTTTTATATTAGAATTCAATAATAATTTTTACGTCTTCAATTTGTGAATCAACACGATTGATTGGAGTCCTATTCTCTAAAAATATTATTTCACCAGAACCACGAGTATACTCAGCGGGGGTATATACATCTGCTAGAGCAGACACACCGCTACCACCAATTATACCATTAATAGTTTCATTAGGCAGAAATGTACCATATCCAGTCTTATCATTTTGGTGTATTTTCAAAAGAATTTTAGAAATATCAACATAATCTACATATGCTTTGGCACCAGAAGATGCACCAACAATAACGTCACCAACCACCCAATCTGTTCCATTTTGAAACACTAAAGTATCTAAACAATTAATAGTAGAAGCTGTTGTAACAGCGTCACCATTTGAATTTAATGGATTTCTAATCAATCCAACTTGACGGAAACTATTATCGACAATGAAATCACCACCACCATCTTCATACTCTAATCTAGCGTGAACTGCAATAAAGTATCCACCTAATTCGCTAATTGGGTCTGTACCATGTGCAAGTCCTGGCGAAGTAACTGGATAACCAGCAGCACCGCTACCACCTCCACCAGAGAATGTACATGTTGCCATTGTATATCCAGAACCACTATTAGTTATGGTAATTGTATCAATTGAACCATTACTTACTGTACATGTAGCTGTTGCACCTGTACCATTACCTACTATAGTTATAGTTGGTGCTGGATTATACCCAGTCCCACCCTCAGTAATTTTAATATCATAAATCTTACCATTCAATCCTGAAATAGATAGGTTTTGATTTGTCCATTGTGCAAAGTCTGACTCGGATAAATCTGAACCATCTCCATTAGCTGATATAACAGTTTTAATCGGGATATAAAAATTGGTTAAGTATTTTGTAGCATCATTTGCTGCAAGGGTATACATATATTTCCAAGTGTATCCATCCCCCAGTTCAAAAGGAACAACTTGAGCTAAAGTAGGTTTAATAATAGAATTACTAGGCCCAGCTTTTAAACACTTAAAAACTTTACTCTCATCGGTAAGAACATAGAATTGTTTAGTAAAGATATCAGGATCTCTATCGTCCCATGCTGAATGAGGATGACCTAAAACCCAATTATATCTTGGTATAACATGTGTCACATCAGCTGCGGTAATAATTTTTGCCGCCATTATATTTTGATGAACTTCTTTTTCATCTCTAAGAGTATCTAAAGGAATTGGTGGTTCACCATCGGTAAGGACATCGATAGAATCAGACCATGCGTCTGATTTTGCGATGAATATATAGACGCTATTATTAACGTCTGAAATATCCCTTTTAAAATTTCCACCATTAGTTGTGCGGAATTTGCTTGTTACTATTGCTGTCATTTTTTTATCCTATTAATTAACTTTAAGCTATTTGCCCTAATCGTGAACCATCTTCTGGCCAAAATATATTGTGAAAACCATTAATATCCCATTCTTCAGTATGTATTGATACTCCAACATTTGATCTAGGTATTACTCTATTTATACCATCTTGTATAGTATATTTTTCAAAATCTCTAATTGGGGTATCATCATAAAATTTTAATAAATCTGACCATTGACGACTTTTACGCTGTGCAACAGTTTCATATGACCTTAATAATAATCTTAACATTAAGTCAAATTCAGCTACACTTAATGGATGAGCCGAAGCTTTTGCGTAAATTAATATTGGGAAATCTTCATCTGATACCCGGCCAGGTTGAAATTTTGGCATCTTAGCATACCCATTCAACCCATATAAGAATAAGTATATTTCACCAAAGAATATGAATCCACTTGGATGTACTAGTTTATTAAAAACATCTTTCCATACTGATACATTATTACCAGTACGTATAACATATGAAAACTTTTGATAAAAATAAGAATCTTGTAATTTATTTTTATCAGATAAAAATCCATCTGTATTCATAAAAGTATTACTAATAGGATCCCATTTACCATCTGAAGGTATTAATAAATCCTTCTTTGGATAATATATCTCGACTTCATCATTTAATAATATTCTAAAGAATACTTGAATAGATTCAGTAGAACCACGAATATTATAATATTTTACGAGGTTCTTATATAACTTAACTCTATCAGTTGTAATTGCACGAGGTATTGTTACTGCAATTTCTTTTTGTATTTGATTTAAATAATGTTCAGCGGTATCTATATCCCGTTCTTGAGCTATATTATTTAATTCATACGATGGGTTAAACCCAATATTCATGTATTTGTAATAATCCTCTAAGAGAGTTATTAATTTTTCAGAATTGGCTCTTAAATCTTCTGGTAATAATGCCTCAACTCGTACAGCCTCTTTAGACTTACTTTTTGAACTAGCAGTAGATTCGATTGATGCCATTATTTAATTCTAGATGTAGTTGTATAGTTTACTGTACCAGATGCCCCAGCAACAGCAATAATATCAATCTCACCAGTTACAGATACATCCGCCATAGAGATAGATAATAATTGATTTCTCTTAGGTGCTAAATCATTCGAGTTTGGTAAAGCAGTAAATGTTATTGGATCTGTTGTGTCAGGTCTAAAATTATTAATAACTAATCTTCCTGTTACAGTATATATTGTTCCAGCAAAAGCAACTACTACAGTTAATGTATTATTCACTAATTTATAAATAAATATATTTCTTTCATTTGTTCCTACAATAGGTTCGTCGCCAAACCAATGATAGGCGCCATTCATTAAAAATGGAGTAGAATTTATAACATATGTATCAGTTGATGTTGTAAATATTGGAGAACTGTAATACATATCATAACTATTAAAACTTGAGTTTGATGGATATACAGTTTTAAACATATAAACCCTAGTATACGAGTTTAAAATAGCTGGAGTAGATGAATCTATATTACCTAATAAATTTGAATATCTAAATACTCCATCAAAAGATTTTAAATAATTATTATTATATGTAGATATGATATTTCTAACAGAAGATTCTAATTCAGCTTTAGTTAAGTCTGTTAAATTAGGATTGTATTTAAAGAATGTCTCTAGTTTAATATAAGTGTATTCAGGATCAACTATAACTGGAGTGATAGAAACTACATTTTTACCAGATAATATATTTTGAATTATATAAGATTTTTGTGTATCATCTAGTACATCACCAGTTTTTGGTTTAATAGATACGTATACTTTTCCGTAGTCTGGCGGGTTTGAATCTTCCCCACCCCATACAGATATTGCTTCAATATCGGCATATTCTCTAAGGATAATTGCTCGGTAATCATCAGCAGTAACCGCACGATTTTGTGTGATATAAGTTAGAGGAGAATTAAATCGAATAGATTCAATATTTTCTCTTTCAGCACCACCAGTTGATGTAGAAGCTGTATTTATTGTAATATCAGAATTACCTTCAATATCACCAGAAAATGCAAAAGTTCTAGCACCATTAGCTATATCTTCAGATGTATAAACATATTCCAATTCAACAATGTTATCTGTTTGTGGTGTGTATCCAATAACACCATCGCCAAAATAAATTTCATATTTACCATTACTATTTTCTTGTAAAAAATATACTTTAGAAGCAGATCCAATATTAACTAAAGATCCAAATAGTGTATACATGGTATGAGATGTAGAATTATCATTCTCACGAATCCTAACACGTAATGTAGTAGTGTCAATATATTCATCAGGAATAACAAACTTTTGATTTAGGTTATATTTATCAAACCTATAATTCAGACTTTTAAATGTACCTTGTTTAATAATTACATTTTCAAATGTAAAAGTATTAGTTGAGCTATTATATACTGCTAATCTAGATTCTATTACAATAAATCCAAATTCTTTACCATCAATTATAGATGTTAATTTTGTGCCACGATTTAAAGTTAAAGTTATTGGTATTGGAGTTCCAATTGGATTATTTACTACAATATTAATAGTTGCAGATGCTGCTGAAGTTGAACGAGGGGTGTATCCAAGTAATTTGGCATGAGAAACTACGTTACCACGAATTTGTGCAGAGTCTAGAAATGCTTCATTTAAAGCAAGGTGGGCTATCATAGCATTATAATGAGTATTATATGCTAGTATGTCTAATAGGACAGACATTCCAGAACCTTCAAAGTCATAGTCGTTGTATTTACTTTGTGATGATAGATAAGTCTTTAGACCATTTTTAATTTGATCAAAATCTAATTCTGTTACGTTACTATTAACTGCCATTATCGGAGTCTTTCTAAATATATTTTTACATTAGCGTTTGTAGATATAGAGATAACATTAAATGTTACAGTAATATAATAAGCATTATTATCTGAATCATCATCAACTTCTATAATTAATCCATTTACTCTTGGTTCATATTGATTAATCACTTCTTTTATATAATTTTTTATTAGATATGATGTAGTAGTATCTGAGTTTTCAAATAAAAGGGATCTTATGTTTGAACCCAATTGTGGTTGAAAAGGTCTTTCATATCTTGCAGTCAATATTAAATTTTTAACAGACTGGCGTACCGCATCAATATCAGTAAGGGGAATTATATCCTTTTTCTGTGGATGCGGTATTAATGACAAGTCTAAATCGCTGTATTGTTGATATCTTGAAACAATAGATACTCTTTGACCAGATACATTATAGTCTGATAGGTTTACTTTACTCATATTAGTATTTATATACTTATTTCATCCGTTTACAAAAACATTTGGTGAACCAGATATGATTGAACCACCGTCAGTAGAGTCTCCCAACCTTGCTTGAGGAATCCCATTGGTAAATACATTAGAACTACCTACGTTTATAACGGCGCTGTGGGGTACACAAACGTCCCCAGCAAGGATTGTATGGGGTGCAGTAGGGTCACCCTTACGTTCATTTCCACGATTGTTAGTAAATACATTTAATGATGGCCCAATTACAGTAGTAATACCGTCACATCCATGCCCTGTGGTAGTAGTATCAGAAATTCTAGTTAATGCGGGCATTATGTTGTTTCTAATACATTACCATTTTCATCAACTAATGGCAATCCAAGCCTTGCCCTAATAATATTATCATTTCCTGTATATGGGGCTGCATTAGGATCTTGTAAACTAATAATACCATTATTTATCTTAGAACCTAAATTGGATAAATTAATTAACCCATTTGATTTCCCAAGGCTTTCAATTCCACCTAAAGGTGTTGATAATAAACTACTAAAGTTAATAGTAGAAATACCACTCAATGCAGAACCAAATTCTTTTTTAACATCATCAGGTAAATTTGAAGATGCAATTTCTTTTTGTGCTTCTGCAATCTCACCTGGCAATCTACTTTCTGCTTCAGCAATTGCAGTTGTTATTTCCGCATCTGCAATTGGACTTGGCGCAATTGTTTTAGTATCATAAACAACTGTAGTTGTATAATTCGATTGATCAGTATTATCTGGAGATGGAATTGAAGTTTTACCTGTTATTACTGATGGAGTATTTGGTGTAAACCCTTCTAATTTTTCAATAGAATTTAGGCAATCACGTAGTTCACGTTTAAATCTTTTCAGTACACTTGCCTTTACTGAGTCGGTACTCTTAGAGAACCACTTACCAACATTTTGACGTTCTGTATAAATTGCTGTAACTAAATCTGATTCTGGTTTATCGCCCAATCCAGACAGACAATTGATAACAGATGTACTTGGCCCATGTTGAACTGCTGTAGACCATATTGCATTTTGAATACCAAGACTATATTTACCAGAGTTAATATCTATTCCAGTTTTTGATTTTACAGTATTTGCTAATATATCATAATGGGTTGCTTGAATAAAAGCATGTTGGGCAGATTTAAAATCTGGATCTTCAGCCGCAAGACCATACCAAACTTTAGCAAAATTTGTACTCTGTACGTTAGACCTAATTGTACTTACAGAAATTGTTGGAGGATCTGTTTTCAATTGATCTTCATCTAATTTAAGTGAGTATGCTGCCTTTGGGGCCCCTGCTGCGCTTAATTTGTCATACATATTAGTATAACCTCGTAACTTTAAAAATTTCATAAAGTTATTAAATGTACCAGTCTTAGTTGCAATTTGATACTCACCATAAGATGCACCACCAGTAGTGTCCCATCCAATTGCATCTGGTTTGCCGTTAGACTCATACTTTGAACTAACTGAACCTAATTCTTTCCTGGCAGAGTACGCTGCTGTTGGTATTTCATCTTTAGATAATTGTGTAGCAAATTCTGTAGCAGTTCCAACATAAGTTCCGCCAGGAGACGCACCAGCCGTACCACCGCCACCAGGAGATGCGAATATGGGATCACCGTATACAAAAGTAGTTAAATCAACTTCTATAATTTCTGGTTCATAATTTAAATCAATACGCCCATCTGGAGATGAGTTTACTTTAACATCATAACCAGTAATATTAACATCACCAATTGCACCAAGATTCATATCTTTAGCGGCTGATACAGTTACGTTCTGATCACAACTTATATTGGTATCACCCTTAACAGCACCATATAAATTTCCACCAACAATTACATTGGTATCACCTTCGACAAATAAATTCCATTTAACTGATGATTCCCATTTTTCTTTTAATGAACGAACCCTAATATCGCCGTTCCTATGTAACTCGATAAATGAACCACTTTTATGTTCAATGTTAATACGTTCCATTCCTAATGTATCATCAAATTCAAGTATATGACCACTCTCAGATTCGTATACATGGTTACGTGGATACTTAGATGCATACTGATCAGCTGGTTCTGTTATGATTACAAGTTTATCTTTTCCATCAACGGTAGATGTTCCTCCAGATGCGGATATTGATTTCCTAGGAGTTGTATTAATTTCTCTTGCACGTTTATTTACATCTGGTTCACCAGTATATTTTGGATATTGTCCATTGGGGTCATTGAACCCCTTTCCGGCTACTGCGGCACTACTAGGTGCTGCTTGAATAGAACCCATTATAATAGGATCTTGTGCAGAAGGACCGTCTCTAAAGAATCCAACTACCCATGAACCTGTTACTAGTCCATGATGACTAGATCCTACACCAGATACGCCAGATGCAGTAGTAGGCATTAATACTGATGCCCATGGAAGGTCTGCCGTTGGTATTAATCCACGGTTTTCTGTATGGAAACCAAAACAACGAACTCGGACCCGCCCCATTTGTTCAGGATCATTCCTATCTTCAACTACACCTGTAAACCAAGTGAAATTACCACCAATGTATTGATCTGCTGTAAATGCTGACATAATTTATTATTCCACCGAATCTAATGAGTAATTGCTAAAATCACGTTTTAATCTTAATTGACATGTATATTGATCTGCAAATATATGTATCACATTACTTATAAGATAATCCCCAGATATCATTTGGTCATCTTGAACAGATTTCTTAGCGTCTTTATCTTTAATCTTATTAAACACTTGTGGATCAATTGATTTTGGTGCAATAATAGTTATTTTTTGACCAGGATGTACTTCCAAGTCACCATGTATTGTTATGTCGTGTTTTGTATTATCTAAATTTTCTAATTGAGATTGGTGGTGACCAAGTGAATGTATGGCTGGTTCATGATAATTTTTATAGTTATTATAAGATTTACTATTTGCGTTTATATAAATTTGTAAAGAATCTCTTGATCTATTTAAAGTTTCCCCATCTACTTTAAATTTTTGTGATAATAATTTTTTAGATTTTAAACCATTAACTGTAGACGTATTACTAAAAGTATTATCATAATCAAAAAATACATTATAATAAGATTTGGTAGCATAGTCTAAAACTTTTGTTGTTGATGCATATGCACCTTTACCAGAGTTCAAATATTTTGAACTATTTAAATCACTAGCCATATCAATTATTTTATATTTTAACCGTTGATATCCAGTATCTGTGTATGGATTATCTGCTTGAATAAATGTATATCGGTATGTTCCAATGCTTGATAATTGAAATAAATCGGCATGTGAATTTATTTTAAATCCATCCATTGTCTCATACGCATACACTGGAGAATCTTTTTCGGAGAATGAATGTCTTAACAACCAAGTAATGGCTGCAAATGGTTTCATATTTGGTACAATCAATTTAACATTATCTTTACTTGATACAGTATTTTCAACAACACCATCATACGCCAATGTATTAGTAACTATATTAGATATCATTTTTGATATAGAACCATTGAAAGAACGTGATATAGATTTAATATTATTAATAAATGCATGTTTAGAAACTATTTTAAGTACATATGCTTGAACGGCATCTTTAGATTTACCATACAACGGTATTTCTGACACATAAAAGTGTTTCTTAATTTTTATAGTATCTTTACTATTACGTTCACGTTTCTGAAATGTTATAGCAACAGTTTCTTGGCCAGATAACCGCATCTCTTCAAATAAATTTATAGTATCTTTTATTTCTAATTTACCAGTTAACGCAAAAGTATATATGCTTTCTAAAATTGTCAGTTGCGTAACTAATGCTTTAATATCAAATGACTTACCATATGAATTAGTCAAGTCTATCTCAGTAATACGGTATGCGCCTGGGTGTATACCCTCAACTGTCGTTGTATTTAATTGTGCGGTTTGTAACATTATAAATTAATCATCTCTTGGTACGCATCTACAAATTCAAATATTTTATCTTTCTTTACTACTCTAATTTTAGCCCTTTGTTCATTTAAACTTGATTCATATTCATAGTTTGTCACTAAAACTGTGGCGTATTCATAAGTACCCCCATCAATATATCTAGCATTATGTACTTCTGTATCAATCCCATTAAGTGATAAAGCTTTATCCAGTAAATGGTGTGGTGCTAGACGCCTATCATATAACCTATCTGTAGTAATATAATCTAATGTTAAATTACCTCTAATAATTTCGTTAACTTGGAAAACTCCAGTAACATTAGTTATCACTAATTGTTGCATAGTAGGATCTTTAGATACAATAGTCCCAGTCGCACCACTTAAAAATCCAGTTATAGTTTCACCAATTTTAAACCTACCAGCTACTGAATCATTTGTTGAAAACAATAAGCCATCGCTATCATAGGAAAATTGTGGTATACATGTAGCTACTATTCCACCATATTCCTCATCCATATACTTTTCAAATTGTTGTGATGACATTGGCCATGTACCAATACCATTTCTAAGGTGTTCATTGATAATAAAAAATGTCCAATAATATTCTGGAGTACCATATAAATTATATGATACTACATCTGGCCTATCTCCTTCCATAATTTGATAATAACTATATGTAGATAATTCATCCTTAAACCTATCTATTGGTTTTACAAATCTGAATATATCGGTAATCTTATTGACCACTCCATTCTGGAGATAATCATACTTTACTTTTGGAAAATTTCTAAAAAATGACATAGTTTACCTTAAATTATTTTATTCTCCGCCGCCAAATGAAGAATCAGAAGTTCCACCTGGCATACCATCTTGATCCATATCCAAAAGATCTTGTCTTGTAAGTGCTTTTGTCTCTTGGAAACTTAATGATAAATTTATTTCCAATGGCGCACCATCAGAATAAAATGCGTTTGAAGTTGTATTATATACTGTACTCATATTCATTAAGAAACATTTATACAATGGCGCATAATAAGGATTACGTACACCTTTATTTGTTAATACTTCTATCTTAAATTCAGATGGATATTTTAATACAAATTGATCACCATCTGGGTATGCATTATATCTTAACTTCTGGATCATCTCACTAATCATATTTGTTTCTTGAAAAGATGTTGCGACAAATCTAAATTCCATTGCAAATGATCTAACGTTAGATCCATTAAATGTAGTAACTTGATTTGGATTTAATACTGCACGTTTAGAATACATTACGGCTTCTGCTAAAGCTTCAGCTCCAGGTATTGGAATTCCCATACCTTTAGCAGCTATTTGTGCAAGAGCCGCTGCTGAAGTCGTTTTATCACTCATATTTTTAAATTTGTTAACCACTCCATCTATTGTTTTATTTCCAGCTTCAATAATACCCATACCACTATCTATATTCGACAACATGTTTTGTGTTACAGAACCAAGTGCGCCTAAATTAGAACTACCATATTGTAGGGCATCTGCAATAGGTAATCCTTGAGGTACATGTAAAAATAGATTCATTGGATAATCACTTTTGGATGCACTAACCATGATCGCAACATGAGTGTAATCGGTTATATTCTCTGGGTATTTGTACGTTTGTGCCATGTTATCTCTTATAAATAGTATTGAATCAACAACAATTGTTAATAGTATTTATATGTCATATTCAGGCAAATACCCTGTAAGGGAACCAAAAAAGTACGAAGGTGACTTTTCAAAAGTATTTTATCGTTCTTTATGGGAAAGACAAGTGTTTAAATGGTGTGAAGAGAACAAGGATGTAATAAAATGGAGTTCTGAAGAAGTAGTTATACCTTATAGATGTAAGACTGATGGTAAGATGCATAGATATTTTATGGACTTAAAAGTTAAGTTTGCGACAGGGGATACTTATTTGGTTGAAATAAAACCAAAGAAAGAAACCATTGCACCTAATATGCCGACTCGTAAGACAATGAAGTATGTTACAGAAGTTATGAAATATATAAAGAACCAAAGCAAATGGGATGCAGCTGAAGAATACAGTATACAACGTGGATGGAAATTCGTAATATGGACAGAAGACACCTTAAAAGGTCTTGGTATTAGATTGCTAACAGCAGGGAAATAAAGTGGCATCACTATTTTATAAATTAGAACAAGAAGCATTTCGTGCTGGGATTACAGCAAGGAGTGAAGAGGCGCAAGTATGGTTCAAATCCAAAGTTAAAGAACTTGGTAAAGTTAACAGACAACAACTATTAAAAGATGAAGCGTTAATTAGAAAATCTAGGACAATGGCTGGTCATATGTACATGTACTTCTACGACCCTAAACATCGTGAGACATTACCCTACTATGATATGTTTCCTTTAACCATCATGTGTCAAAAAGCACCTGGCGGATTCTATGGTCTTAACTTACATTATTTAAAGCCAACTACTCGTGCAATATTCTTAGACAAACTTGGTGCAACGTTAACCAATGACAATTATGATGAGAATACACGGTTTCGTATTAGATATAATTTATTAAGTGGCATTCGTAAATATAAAGAGTTTCGTCCATGTTTTAAACATTACCTGACATCACAAATCGATTCTAGAATTGTATTAATACAACCACCAGAATGGGAAATTGCAATCTTTCTGCAGACAGAACAATTTGCTAAAGTTAATAAGAGAGATGTATGGAAAGAGTCTACAAAAATAATAAGAGGAATATAAGATGTCATTACTAGGAAGTTCAATTGACGATCTAAAAGGTGTATTTAATAAACGCCAAGGTGTTTCACAACCTAATAGGTTTATGGTGTACATGCAACCACCAGCATCTAGTTTATTAAACCTAGATATAAATACTGCAATTACTGGGGCATTATCTGGTAATTTAAATCTTGGTTCTTTTATAAATGATCCAAGAGATGTAACCCTATTATGTGAGTCATGTAGTTTACCAGGAAGACTTATTACAACTATAGATTTTCAAAATTATAAACAAGCAATAAAAATACCTTATGGGTTTATTAATGAGGATGTTAGTTTTACATTCTTATTAACTGGCGACTATTACATGAAAAAAATGTTTGACTCATGGATGGCACTTGTATTTGATACCGAAAAATATGAATTACAATACAAAGATAAATATGTTGCAGATGTAAAAATTGCACAATTGAATAAAGACAATATACCAATATATACAATAGGACTTCAGAAAGCATTTCCTATTTCAATTAACGCAATATCACTAGACAACAATTCTGATAATACAATTCAACGTGTCACAGTTACAATGACATATGAAAACTTTGTAGTTAATGGATTATTTGATTTAGCTAAAGGTATTGGTAAAGGTTTAATGAATTCAGTTACAAATACATTTAATTAAGTTAATGGTTAATTGTAGATATATTAGAAATACATAGAGTTAGATTGAAGTGAATTTTTTATAGGAGATCACATTATGGCATTGCCAATTATTAGCGTACCGAAATATTCGGTTACTATCCCTTCTACTGGAATATCAGTAGTTTACAGACCGTACTTGGTTAAAGAAGAAAAGATTTTGATGATCGCAATGGAAAGCGAAGATCAAACCCAAATTTTAGGTGCAGTAAAAGAAATCATTGCAGCATGTACATTTGATAAAGTTAAAACTGAATCTTTAGCACTATTTGATTTAGAGTATATATTTTTAAAGTTGCGTTCCAAGTCTGTAGGTGAAGTATCTAAAATTGGATTAAAGTGTAAAGAATGTGAAACAAGCAATGAAATTCTTATAGACCTTGATACTATTGAAGTTCAAGGATTAGATAATATCAATTATACTATAATGGTTAATGATAATATTGGTATGAAATTAAGGTATCCAACTGTTAAAGATGCATCTATATTATCAAAGTACACAGGGGTTGAAGCTGCAATGAAAACAATGATTGCATGTATTGAAAATATATTTGATGAGAATAAAGTATATCCTGCTAAAGATAGTACACCAAAAGAATTAGAACAATTTATAGATTCATTAAATAGTGAACAATTTAAAAAGTTGCAAGTTTTCTTTGAAGGAATGCCAGTCCTAAGTCATAAAGTTGGTTATACTTGTAGTAAATGTTCTACCGTTAATGAATTAGTTATTAAAGGCCTAGCAAATTTTTTCGGATAGGCCTCTCTCATGATAGTTTAGTTAATCATTATAAGACTAACTTTGCTATGATGCAACATCATAAATATTCGTTGTCTGAACTTGAAACTATGATTCCTTGGGAGAGGGAGATTTATATTGCACAGTTAATTGCTTACCTTAAAGAAGAAGAAGAACGTATAAAAACTAATAAATAGTTTCATAGAATAAAAGGAAAATAAATGGCTACAGATAAAGACAATCTTCAAGATATAATCTTAGAGATGATGCAAAGCAATGAGCATATGATAAAGTTAGATAAATCTGCAATCTTATCTAATAGTTACCTTAATGATATTAATGCTAATGCATGGTCTAGCTTTGAACAATTGAATACTATTGCTGAAATATTATCTAACAAATCTGAAATAGGATCTGAAATAGATAAAGAAAACAATCAATCTGATGATACTGATATTTTTAAATCAATACAATTAAATACATTTAATACATTTGAACAATTAAGTAAATTGATTCAAATAATGTCTGGGAAAACTGGTAAAGATCTTGAGGATGCACTAGAACAGAAAAATATGCAGGAGAGAATGCTTAAAGCATTATCAAAAGGTGGTGGTGATGACAAAGATGGTAAAAGTACTAAAGCAAAAGGCGGCAAGGGAGGACTTGGAATATTTGGGATGATTGGTTCTGCTTTAATGACAATGTTTAGTTTTATATTTGAACCAAAAAGTATACTTTCATTTGCTAAAACTATAGCTGGAAATTTACTAAAGTTATTTGGAAAATTCAGTTGGATTTTACTAATAGCAGGTTTATTCAATGGTATTACAGATGGTTGGAATGAATGGAAAAAAACTGGTAACCTTAAAGAAGCTTTAATAAAAGGCCTTACTGGATTTTTAAAAGTACTATCATTCGGACTTATTGATGAGAAAACAGTAAGAGAATCTCTTGATAAAATAACCAAATGGTTTGATGAGATATGGATAAGTGTAAAGAATTTCTTTAGCGATCCTAAGGCAGCTATTTCTAAATGGTGGGCTGAGACAACAGGTGAGGGTGGTTTATTAACTACTATATTTGCATCATTAGAATCTGCATGGGTATGGATTAAAGAAACATTCTCAGATTTTAAAGAATCTCTAACTAAGAAATGGCAAGAACTTATTCAAGATCCTGATGGTATAGTTGGTAAAATATTTTCAGTATTTAAAGGTGTAAAAGAATGGATTGAATTAATTTTCAAAAATCCTATTGAAGGTTTAACTGTACTTTGGAACAATTTATTTCAAAAAGGTGGGTTTTATGATTTATTGTTCGTTCCAATAAATGCTGTAATTGACTGGGTCGGTAAAAAGTTTGGATGGATAGATAAAGATGCACCAGAGTTTAATTTAGGTGATATACTTCGAGACTGGTTTGATTCGATGTTAGAATGGTTAGCTAAAAAGACTGATTTTGTTATTCCAGGGTCTGGTAATAATCTACGAAAATTGAAATTTAATCCTGGCCCAATGCCGAACGCAGATGAACAAGTTCTAGCTATGAATAAGTCTGCTACTGAAAGTTATAACGCTTACAACGAGTTTTCTAGTTTTAACGAAACCGGATCATCACCTAATACAACATCA